CAATAGCAGGTTGCGCTCCTACTGTTGCCTGCGTAGCATTCCTCCCATTGCCTGACAAATCCGGCCATACAGACGCATCGCTGCCTGTATCACTGAGCCACAAAGCTGGGCTAAGTGAGAGAGGATTGAAGCCGAAGCTGTATGGATTGATGATAAAGCTCATAATCTTGTGCCGATGAGCGTTAGTTTCAAACCTGCGGCCACGCCTCCACTTTGTGTTACTTCTATTGTTATCTCCGAATCGTCAGCCAATGACGAGTCACTGATTGCTGTTGTTGTGCTAGTTTTTGATCCAATAGCAAGGGTCAGCAAAGAACTTAAAACAGTAGCACCACTTTCTTTAACATTTACTATGACCGAAGACACCGTTGGCGCAGTTGTCAGACTAGCTCGCACTGACGTGAGAGTCATCCCATAGGGCATTCGGAAGGTCACTTTTAACCCCGTAGTCAGTGCGGTTGTCTCATCAGAGCAGGCAAGCTGAATGGTCTCTGGTATTGCCAACAGTGTCCTCTGTGCTGCTGCATCAGCAGCTTCAATCAATGCTGCACCTGCTGCGGTAAACGTAAACTTACGGTCAGCACTTGATTGCGTGCCATAGAATAGTCCACCAGTTGCAGCCGTGGCTGCTGTTAGGTTAGCGAGTGTTGAGTCAGGCATAATTAGTTTAGAATAAGTTTAGAAGAATTGTCAGCGAGCAGCAAGAAGTCGGTATTGTTGGCTAGCTTTAAGTATGAAAATGGCGCAATCCATTTGTTGCGAAGGTAAGTTTCAACCGATTGACGGTCAGTGTCACTTAAGGCAGATGGGAAGACAAGGATTTCAGCCATGTCTCCCTTAAAGTTAAACATTCCCGTGAAAGCACCACCATCGAAAGCTGCACCTACCGTTCTGCGAGATGAAGTATCATCAGTAAAGAATCCTGTGTCTGCTGTAAATTGCGCTGCGTTCGCTCCGTGTTTTAGCGATACGCCTGCTGCTGTGGACACGATAGAGATGATCTCAAAAGACGATCTTAGTGTGTAGCCAGATGATATAATGCTAGTTCTATACGTTCCCCAGTCATTACTGATGGCAGATTGCGGGATCATAAAGCACTTCAAAGGAGTGTTTATGGCAGCAGCACTAAAGATGGTGCTATTTCCAGTTGTCGTTTGAGTGCTATAGCAAACGGCAAAGATTGTGTTGTCACCAGACACAGAATAGGTATGCGTTAAATAATCATCTGTGCCGTCAAAGCGTCTCACCTGCCTACCATTAAGAGCACCACTAATGATAGCAGGTTGTGATCCTGATGTCGCTTGAACCGCATCTCGTCCATTGCCTGAGATGTCAGACCACACCGAAGCGTCACTGCCTGTATCACTCAGCCACATGGCAGGACTTAACGACAGAGGATCAAAGCCAGCACTTAGCCCGAAAGCGCTATCGAATGCGCCTCTTCTAAAGCTAAAGGCTGAAGTGAAGGCGTTCATTAATTGTCGATGACAATGGAGACGCCAGTTGTGCCAGAAGAAGATTTGATGCGGATTTCGTTGGCGTTAGCAACAACACTAACGCCAACGGAGCCGCCGACAGGAATTGTTATCTCTTTATTTGACCCAGAGTCGCCGGCCATCTCAATAAGAAGAGTGCCAGATGTGCCGTTAAGGATCGAAACCCTAGAGGCGGGAATGCTCGCTAATGCGACATAGCTGGAGGTTGCTGTTACTGAGCGTAATTGGGAAGCGGCCATAGTGCGGTATGTTGGTGTTGATTATCAGATTTGCAACTCATTATTGAGAAAGTCAGTCTTCTTCCTTTCCGTAGAACAGGGTTGTCGTGTCCTTAAATACTCGGTCAGCAACACCTGGCGCAGCGCCAGCCGGTGAGAATGGAGTGCTAAGAGCGCCACCGGCCTTCATGATTTCCCATGCTCCACCAAGATAGTCCTCATCTTCCATTTTCTCTGGTAGTTTCTCTATAGATTTCCAGAACTGTTCAGATATATCCACGAGCGGATTTGCAGATGATCGCCAATTGCGAGGCTTGTCCTGTTCCTCTCCTGTAATTTTCTCCGCAGCATAAGCGACCGCTGATGCGATAAAGAACTCAGCCGCAGCGCCAAGAATGAATAAACCTTGTAACGGGCCAACGAGCGCAGCACGAATGAAGTTATCAACCTCCCATTCTTCGTCGTCGTCCTTAAACATTGAGCGGGTGACAGCATTCGCGACTTGGAACATCAGCCCAGGAATAACCCAGTAAGCCAAGACCTTTCTCACTACTTCCTCGTTAGTGGATCCGCCACGCCTCCATTTCATGATTGCTTCTCCGACAAGGCTCAGTTTCTGTTGAGGATCAGAAGAGAACATTGACAGAAGATTAAACACGCCGGTTGCATCATTCTGCATTAGTGATCGGCCTGACCAGTTATTTGGTTGAGCCGTTCTAGGCACAGCAATCTCCATTTCCCGTGCCGCGTATTTATGAGCGGCTTCATCACCAACATTTGCATTCTCTGCTTGCGCTAATCGATCACCGTAGACCATTGCAGCAGAGTAGGATGTCAGCACAGCATCGGCATACTGAGTCGGCATTGATCCATAGAGCAATGCGTTTTCAACAAGTCGCAAAATTATGTTTTTAGATTTCCCACGGTTCGCTAAAATTTCCCTGATCTCAGGAGTTCCTCCAAGCTCAAGTCGGTTTTGAATGATGTTAGTATCCCACATCCGACTCCAGTGCTGAATGCCTCTGGCAAATGCCGCAGGCCAACGTGTAATTGAGATTTCGCCCAACGAATAGAACACGCTAGAAAGCGTCTTGATTGATGTGCCAATATTAAAAGCAAGTGCCTTGAGTGCTATGCCAGATTTGACGTTACGCATCATTCTGGAGGAGTGTATAAGCAACGCTCCTTTACTGACACCTCGCGCCATCTCTAACTGCACCCATGCAGATACTGCCTGCATTGCCTCGTCACCGTGTTCCGACTGGATTGCCGCACGCACTTCTGGGTTCAGCATAACGGCTTGAGTATCGCGAAGATATTCAGCCATGTTGATCCAGTAATCCATCTGTGCGAAGTGCGATTGATACACTGCCAACGCGCTTTCGATTCTCAGCGATGAAGTCCGCCCACGCCGAGTTTTAACGGCACCAGGGTTTGCTGATTGCGAAACGACATTGGAGTTTAGCGGATCAAGACTTGCTTGATTGCCTTGATGGTTCTTGAGCAACGGAGCGTAGAACTGAATCTGTGGCATCCGAGTATTGAATAACCGCATGAAGACTTCGTTGGCGGCATCGTATTCGTTCGCGTATTCCGCACCAAACCATGACAGCCAGTTCTTGGCTTTGTCAGACATGAAATCCTCAAGCTCGGCCTGAGTGATATTGTCATATCCATGGACAGTCTGTTGATCAAGGATGCCTGGTTGGCGCAATGCCATTGCCATGTAGACCGCTTCCATCTGCGACAATGGAATCTCAATGCGAGTGCCCTTAACCTTGATGCGCTCAATGGTTAGGTTGCGCTTGCGTGATGTTGGCAGGTTAGACCATGCGTCCATCTCGTCCTCCCACATCTGCGCTTCTTCAGCGGAATAACCAAATGTAGATGGAGACTTGATAATGCGCTCGACTTCCTCAACAGTCTTCGTGTCCTTCTCTCTAACCTCGCCTTCCATTTTGGTGACTCGACTGCGCTCGACTTTGGTTTCCATTTTTTCCAATTCGATGTCAAGGCTGATCTTTGACTTGGTGCCGTAGAGGCTACGCATGAAATCACGCAGACTCTTCTTTCGTGCCGCCTGTCGAGTTTCAAACGCATTCACTCCAAGAATCATCCGCTCATCAAATTGATCAGCAGTCTTATTAGATCGGCCAAAGACTGAAGAGAGCACAAATCGATGTGAACCATGCTCGCGAAGGAATCCCTTTATCATGCCCTTTGTGGTGCCCTTCCCTTTGTCCTTGCCTCGTTGCACTGTCGCAGCATTAGCATCGCCAGCAAACGCATCAGCCTTCGCTTGCTCTACCATTTTGGCGACTTCAGCAGCACGAGCCTCATCCAGCACCTTACGAGCATCTCGACCCTGCTTCATGAGATCTTTAAGATACTCGTGCGCTACGTCCATTTCTTCTGCTGTAGTCTGCTTGCCATAGAGATCGCCAAAGATCTCAAGCAATTGACTCTTAGCGAATGCATCGGCGGCATCCTCTGAAGTCTGCGCTGATATGATTTCCGCCTCATAGCGTGCCGCTTCCTTGACGGTTTCGTCGTCCGACAGATTCGACATCGCGATGATCGTGTTCAACTCGTCCTGTACAGTGACAATGAATTTTGACTTTGGAATATCACCGGCCTTGCCTTTAACCGCAGCGGCTTCAAGCATTTTGTCGAGCCGTTCGCCGTAACCTTTCTTGAGGTATTTCTCAATAGCCTTCTCAACCTTCGGCATGCGATCTTCGATAAACCTAAGACGCGCTTCGTCGGATGACAGTTTAGCCAATGTTGAAATGCTGCCGATTGTGCCGCGAATCTCGGTGGGCATAGACGAAACGATAGCGTCATGCATCTGGATCCAGCCGTTGAGCTTGTCCTTCATCAGTGCCGCTTTTGCCTGTTCTGGAGTCGTCTCTTTCTCAAGCGACTTTTTCACCCAATCAGGAGTCTTGTCGGTAACTTTGCCAAGCTTCTTGATTCGGCTGGCTTCCATCTCTGCAAGCTTGCGCTTTGCAGCACCTGGGCGACCGACATCATAGAGCGAATCAGCCGCTATCTTTTGAGCACGTTTAAGTGCCATCATGCCAATCTTGAGCTTAACTTCAGGTGATCCCTCAAAGATTGGACGCAATGATTGCTCTATTCGTCCTGTAAAGTCTGATCGGGAGATTGAGAAAGATACAGCATTTGGATTGTTCCAATTGTCTACTGCTTCTTGAACTTCTTCACGAGTTACGCCCCAAGCTTCAAAAGTATAGTCGTTGCTTGTATTATTTAACGCATTCTCAAACTCAGTTACAACGGCACTGAGCGACTGATTTCTTCTGGGTAATACTGGAGTAAATCCTCCATCATTCCCTGTAGTACTGGCACTGTCAGAAACTCCTCCCCGTGTTCCTTTTTGTCCTTTGCCACCCATAGATCTAGACGATGTCCCTGAGTCGGCCCTAGTTGTTTGCATTGATCCACCGTCCACGCTGCTTTCATTCGCTTGGCTAGTTCTGACGGCTGTTGATTCTGAGTCTGCTGTGATTTCTGCATAAGCGTTAGGGTTATACGTCATGTATACCAGAGGTGGCTCAACAAGTCCATCCCAAGATTGAGTTTCCCATACATGCATTAGATCTTGCATTTTACCAGGCTCTTGATGGTATTGAGGATCAAATGCTAATGTTTTTACTGCTTGGAACCCACTGCGAGCATACAATGTTGGCAGCAATCCAAGCGGCTTTTTCTTTGATGCAACAGCATAGCAATCAAGTTGAGTGCCGCCTTCAGCAATAGCTTTTGCCATAATAAGCGGAAGCACTCCTTGTGCTCCGCCAGTATTATTAACCACACCAACAATGCACCAATCTTTAGTAGGATCACCAACATCGCCATCTTCATTGTTTGGGCGTTTAAGCGCAAACCATGCATCCATTTCTCCAAGGCGGTAAACCTTCATTTTGCCATCAGATATCAATGACTTAACTTTTTCAAGCGTGTAAGCAGTTAATGTGACTGCTTCATTTGAATTACGAATAGCGCGAGGAAATTCAGCTAATCCGGCAGCTCCAGCACGATCCATTGTAATCCATTTTTGACCAAGAGCAGCGACTATGGTTTTAGCTGTAGCTGCATTAGTCTTTACCGTTTGAAGATTATTCCATTCGGTTGCCATATTTGGAGTAATAACTTCATGGTCAATAGAAGTTCCTCCATCTACTTTAAGGTGAAATGTGTGAGCGCCAACTTTCTTGCCTTTTCCAAAAAGTTCTGCTGACATCTGTGGCATGCCAATCGAATAAGGAATAGGCGTGCGGAAAAAGACAACAGCCTTACCTGGAACAAAAGTATTATAACTGCCATGAACAGGCACGCCATAAGCCTCATTAGTCATGCCTTTGCCTTTAGCATCAAGACCTTCACGCAGTTCTTTTACATCAACTTCAATGAGCGATGTGAGTGAACGTGTTGGAGTTGAATGATAGGAATCGTCACGAGTTACTCTTTGAATTTGGCCCATCGGTGGAGCGCCCAAATTCTCTGCTGTTGCTGACGATAATTTTTCAGCAATAAATCCTCGCGCAGGAAAAGTCAAAGGTGTAACAAATGCCGTCATTTCTTTCCCACTAAATTTTGTGGGAAACTTTAAAACAGGTGTGATTTCCGATATTGTTTGTTTAGCTGCTTTAATCGCATTCTTCGCTTTCTTTAAATCTAACGAAGTCTTTTTCTTTATTAAAGAGACATCCAAAGGTTGGATATCAAGCACAACATCTACAACTGGATTACCTTTTTTTGGAGCGACCTTAACGCCAATAAAACTTTTTTTAATATCTAATGTTCGCGCTTTATCGTCTTCGACTAATTTTTCAAGAAGCGCAGTTTTTTCTTCTTTAGATTTAAGTGCAGCATATTCATTCTGCGCTTTTACAAGAATAAGAATATCTTCTGCGTGTTTAAGCTTTACGGCATTTGATGAAATTAATGACCCTGCGGCATGAATAACTAAAGTGGCAAGATCTTGTTCTTGTTTATCTGTAATCCGTCCTTCATCAACATAGCGTGCCACTTCTGATAGTTTTGATCCAACAACATCAGAGTTAGACACATGCGCGTCTTCTTCCATAAGGTAAGGTGAAACAAGAAACTTTTCTCTTCCATCTTTCCCAATGTAAATTGCGTCAGTGCGAATTGCTCTATTGAGTTTTTTTAACCAAAACTCTGGTTTTGCTGAAGCCCATCCAACTTTGCCCATGTATCTAGGATTGACTACAAATCCTGGCCCACCATTGGCGGCAATATCAAGAGTGAATTGACCGCCGGCAGCAGTGCGATCTGCCTCCATAACCAGAAACTTTTTATTAACAAAGAACGGATCAAGTATTGACGGCATGCCAGCACGATCTGCTAAAATATTAGCGGCAACAGTTTGAACGGAAAGTGAGAACGAAACTTGCCCTTCATCAGCACTACCCATAGACATAGACACACCACCTTCATTTAGTAGCGCCTGATCTCCAATTGTGTCCTCAATAACAGAATACGATCCATTTGCATTGCGCTCGTAGATTCGATGCGGAATGTCATTGATTGCCAAATTGTTTGGCGGCGTGATGTATTTGTCGCCACTCCATGTGTCGTCTGGAATTAGCTCAATCATGTGCGTATCAGCATAGCGACCAGAACTTTTGCCGCTCATGAACACTGCTCCCTCGTAAGCTTGCTTCGTGTTTTGCCGAGCACGAACTAATCCAGACTCACGCAAATCAGCTAAACCTTCTTCGCCAATAAATCGGTATGCGCGATCCTTTCGATACAAGATATTGTCACGAACTCCAACGCCATCTCGGCTAGCAATGCGCTCCATCATTGAAGTTGGCTGAACTCTAATCGCTTCGTTGTATGCGATATCTTCGGGTGAAGCTATAGCCATTGACATTGTTGTAGATGGCAACACGCCAGAGTCCGCAGCAAGGCCAGCAGCAGTGTCAACAACGGCATCTGCGTTGCGATTAGACACATTCAGACCAACGCTCTTTTCAAGCGCATCGATGAAGTCCTGGTTCATGCCATTGGCATCGTAAACCGCTTTGATCTGCGATGCTCGGTAAAGGATGTTGAGAGTCTTCTCACCAACTAGGTCGATAGCGTCTTTCAGTTCCATGCCGGCAATGCTCGACTGGAGACTGCCCAGGTAAAGATTAAGCGGCATGTCAGAATCAAAGGTCGGACGCTCGACGGCTTTAGCGGTCTGCACATAATAGGACTTCGCGATGTGTGAGAATGCTTCAATGATTTCCATGTTGGAAACCTGATCGTCGTCGGCAGTGGCAATCAAGGGCATGTGCTTCTGGCCCATTTGCATAGCTTGCTCTTTCATCTTCGCCTCGACATCTCTGATTTGTAAGATGAGTTTTGTGCGACTCATCGGATCATTCATCATTCGCTTCACGCCGACCTCTGCGCTTTCCTCAATAAGATCAAGAAGACTGCCGCCGCTATAAAGTGTTATGACTCCAGTTGAAATGCCTTCGCGTTGTTCAATTGAATTTGTGCCTAAAATTCGATAGTTCTTATTATCCTTAACTTCAGATTCAAGGGTAGCATCTTCAAATGAAACATCCTCTGCGGCTCCATCAATTTGGTCTGTCAGTTTAATGCGCTCATCTACCTGAGAAGCAGTTGATGGGAAAAGCTCAGTGAATGTCTTTGTAAACATATCAAAGTCCATCAAAGCAATATCAAGACCCTGCTTTTCTTGTAAGCTAGTATTCATCGATGTGATGAATTCTTGCTCTGCTTTTCTAATGCTGGCTTGTCTGTTTTTAACGTAAAGCATCTGCGCTTCATTCGCTTCACTGATGGAATTGAATTGTGCGCTGACACCTGAATCAACGACTTCGCCTTTTGATCCTCTTAAGATAGGAGTCGTGAACTGATACTTGCCATTGCCAAGGTTTGAAACGGTTCCAAGACCAAATTCTTTTTTGAGCTTGTTGTAATACTCAAGAGAGTTAGATGCTTGTGTATTAACCTTTTCTTCAGCTTCTTTAATCTGTTCTGGAGTTGCTTTGTTGGCTTTATCAAAACCTTGTCGAAACAGTTTATCGACCTCGTTATAATTACCCTTTAATCCTTCGGCTGTAATTTGGTTGGCTAAATCAGGAGAAATGCCACTAGCGACCATGTAATCAGGCGAGGTCATCAGTGCTCGTGAATTTTTTACGTCTGCAATGGAGATTCTGCCAGCCATTAGAAATGAGATAACAAGAGCAGGGCCAAACGTCTCCTTGGCAATGTCCGAGATCTTCGGCATACGCTCGTCCCAATCAGCCTTAGCAATACCACTCTCAATTGACCATTCAGTCTGCCACTCAGAAAGCAAATCTTGAGTGACAAGCGGTGTCACTGTCTGCATGATTTCTTCTGTGATCTCGGTGCCAGTGTTAAGTGAACCACGAATTGCCAAACGAATTGCAGCACTCTTGATGCTCGTGGTTGATGCTTTCAACCATTTGTCAATGAATGGAATTTTGATCTTGCCTAGTGGTAGAGCATTAGAAAGAAACTCCTGCCCAGCCATGATCGGCGCAGCAAAAAACGCGACTATCTCAGAGTTCTCAAGTGACGCGCCAGCATTAACAGCTTCAATTGTTGCTTCATCCCTAAACTGTCCTGTCATAATAGCAATTGATGCAGGGCCGTTAATAAATGTAGCAGTCATTAACGGTGCCATGCGTGCAATACCAATGCCGGTATCCTCCCACCAGTTATTGCCTTCAATCGGATTGATCTTGTTTTGAGCCATCATTCTGATTTGACCGGCTAACACCTGAAGATCTCGACGTTTTGTAGCTAGTCCAGATGTTGCCTTTGCTAAACCTGGAAGGTTCATAGCAGAGAGTCCAGCTTCCAAGCCACTGTAAGCCATAGACTCAACCATATTGGCTGTGCCTGTTTTTGCTTTTTCAATCTCGCGATCCATTGCAAGCATGATCTTTTCAAGATAAACACGCTTTTCTTTTGGCGCAGCAGCACCGATTTCGCCGATGGCATTGATCGCAAGCAGACGTTCCTTTGGCGGCAATGGCAATAAGCTTTCTGCCACTTTCTCAAAAGCGGTGTAAGCACCCTCCGCTTTTGTATCATAACCTTCAATAGTCTTCGCCGCCTGGTCAATGATGGTGCGATATGGCGCAAGCTTCTGCGTGTATTCCATGTGCAGATCTTGAATCGACTGGTGATAGTCATCAATGCGACCGGCGACCGGCGAGCCAGTTAAGCCGACATCAAATTCACGCATTGCACTGTCAGCGGTAAGATCTCGTGCCGCTGCGCCAAATGCAAAGTTGTGAGCATTGTCCTGCGCTTTGTAGTTCTCTCTGACAAGGTTGTAGAACTCGTCGTTAGTGACGTTCTTCTTTGGCAGTTTAAATACCTGCTGGGCATAGGCATCCTGATAAGCTGGAAGCGTTAGGCTAAAATAATCGACAGGCTTCTTTTCTTGGCGAGCAATCCAAGCAGTGTTGGCAGCACCTTTCTTGATGTTTGCTATATCTTCAGGCGCTGCTCCAAAGCCAGCCATGATGTCATCATTGATCTCGACGCCCTCGACTGTATCTGTCGTAAATGCTTTTTTAACGCCTTTATCAATCTTCAAATCTTCAGCTTTAAAATATTCATCAAGGGCAGTTGCCATCTTGAATTTTTGCATGTCAGGAATAGCTGGATCCTCAATGCCTAAAGCGAATTCCTTTGCCTGTGTTTCGTTAATCATTTGGATTTAGTCGGTGAGTTTAATTCTTTCTCTTTAGCCAGCACTGTTGGAACAACCTGCCGCGCTCTATTCATCAGGTCTGCATAATTACCAGATGGCGACTGTTGGTTGAACATAGATGCGTCTATGTCCCTTTCATCAGTAAGTCTTGCGGCACCAACCTTAATGCCTCGTGAAGCATATACGTCCATGTAGATTTTTTGCAATGCCGGCCAAGTCTGTCTTTCTGGCGGCAGTTTACTGTAGATGTCTTCAATCTCCAATTCCATTTGATGTTGCTTCATCAAAGTGTCACTGCGCTTTTTGTAGTCTTCTGGTTTCTTGTCGTCACCTGGATCTCCAAAAAACCCACCCTGACGGGATTCAGTTAACGTCTGATGAATTACGCTAGAATGCTTTGAATATCCATCTGGAGCACCTTTTTTTAAAGCTTCATTAAATTGATCGGTTAATGGCAATGTCATTGTTGGGTCAAACTTTTTCAACCTAGCAATCAAGCTAGCGATTTCAATCTGACCAGTATTTTCAGGGTCTTGATTTTTATCGTATGATCTGATTAAATTGGTAGCCCTTGAATAAATAATATCTGCTGATGATTTATCAGTAGGAGCGGGATTGATAAAGATTTTTTCAAGTTCTGTTTGCTGACTTTTATCCATATAAATGTAATATGGTTGCACTTGCTCGGCATTGTTAATTGAGCCATCAAGAACCTTATCAACAATGTTTTTTTGTTCTCCCTTTTGGTAATCAATAAGAACATTTTCAGCCAAGTTTGTTAACTGGCTTCGATCTTCTTCTGAAATCTCTGGCAAATAATTTCGATTTTTTAATTTTAAGATATGCTGTTTAGGGTCGGCATATCTTAGATCTGAGTCTTCTCTGAAAAGTTTTGTTCTTTCATTGCCTTTAAGTGCCAATCCAAAATTAACTGGAGTTATTGCTCCAGCCTTTTTTGCTTCTTCTAACATTTCAGGAATTGCTTTAATTGCTTCTGGATCTCCTTTATTTGCAGCCTCCATTGTTGCAGTAAGATCTTGTCTCAAGTCTTGTTGTTTCTGTTGAGTTGTTTTGTTTAAAATTCCATCAACTTGAGTCCCAGGAAGGACTGATCGCGCTGCCTCTGCCGCAGCGGCAGCCTCGTCATATTTTTTAGCATTAATCAAAGATTCGATTGAATTTATCACCCTAGCCTCGGACTGCTTAAACACATCAGCCTGCACACGAATCGACCCGTTAGTGCTCCAGTTGGAAAGCTTGCTCTCTAGTTGCAGTCGAGCCTGTGGCGTGAGCGCCATCGATTTGGTATCGTTGGCAACCTTGGTTGATAGCTCGCTCCATTTAGCTGCCCAGTTGGCATCATCGTTCATGCCTTCGGGTGACCTCTGGTAGTCGAGGAACTGCTTGTCGGCATCGTTCATCGACAGAGTGGCAGTCGTGACATTGCTGATGTCATCCGCCTTGTTCTTCATCTCAATCATCTTGAACCCAGCTTGGCCGATATTGGATAAGCCTTCACCGAGTGCTGCGTTGGTTACCGCAGGAAGATTCGGTGTCTTGATCGTTGCGTTGCCTGTGGCTTGTGCCGTTGGGCTTTGAAGGATGGGTATGCGTGCCATATTATGATTTAATTGGTGCGCCAGAAGCGGATGCTCCACCGGCAGGAGCTTTGCTTGGACGAGTGGTGAATCCTGAGTATGCGTTCATTGCAGTGCCAGCAAGATTGGAAACAAGCTGCCCAGCCGCTTGACTCTTAATAGCGGCGGATTGCTGCCTACCCATGTCCATAATCGACTGCCCTTCATAGGCCAATTGACGCTGAGAGAGATCTGCCATGTATTGCTGATCGCTGAGTTCGATCTGCTGCTTGGCCCATGTATCAGCCTCAAGCGATAGACTACTGCCTGTGCCCATTAACGCTCCGCTTGAAGCCATTGCTGCCTGCTGTTGCGCCCTGAATCGCGCCTGCTCTGTTGCTGCTCGACGTTGGTTCTCCTGTTCTTGTTGTGCCTGGCGTTGCTGCTCCTGGCCGATAGCCTTGGCTTGAGCACTAGCATTGAGTTCTGCCTGCTTTGCTGCGGTCTGTGCAGATTTATATGACATGACAGAACCAGTCACAGAAGCAGCGGTTACTGCCAGTAATATGGGAATCTCAAAGCCAGTATTACATGGCGGAGTTCTCAACCATCCAAAGTTGGAGCAATTTAGCGGAAGGAAATCAAGGCAGTCTTGATGTGATTTCATAGGTGATCTGAGTGCTCGTTGTTGGTGATACATTCCAGCCGTCAATTTTGGCAAATTGAGCAAGCCGCTTTATGCAGTGAGTTCTGATAAATTGATAATTCAATGGGTTGCCTTCACAGTCTACGAGATTGGTTAAGAATTCTTTAATCGTGCGCCACATGATCTGCCATGCCGCCATCGATGTCTTAAAGCTACTATTAGGACGGGTGACAAAATTATCAACCATTGCTATTGGGACATCAAACAAAAGGTAGACCCAAGATGCAGCACAGGGATCACCGGCATCATCGGTAACAATAAACCCGTTTTTGCTGAGAAATGCAGGATGGAACTGCATATCTCTCGCCTTCGCCCATTCGGCCACGGTATCAAAGTCATCTGGAGTGTAGGCGCGGATGTTCATGCTAGAGTCCAGCTCCTGATGTGCCGTCGATTTCAACATCCAATATCATGCCGGTTAGATTGAATGGGAGTGGGTGCCGTGATGCGATCACGATATCCAAGCAGTTGTTCCAGTCGTGATTGACTACGTCTGGCAGAGTCTGGCCGGTGACGTAGCCTGTAGTCGTTGCGCTCAGTGATGGTGAGATCGGGAACGCATCAATGTTCGTCGTGTTGATTCGGGTGCTGTAGGTGTAATTGGCATCAGCCAATCGATTCCAGACCTGCCCGTAGAATGAACGGAATAAACGGAACGCCGCACGAGCGACTCTCCATTTACGCATTTGAGCGGTTCCATCGCGTAACTGCACCTCAACCCTGTTTGGGATAATGTAAGCGGTGTATGGTAGGCCCACGTTCATTGGAGCCGCTACTGAAGAAAGGGCAAAGGTTACGTTTGTGGCTCCAGCGGTAGCTTCAATAGGTTCTCCTGACGATCCGACAGATGTGGTGCCAAAGATTAGTGATCTGCTTGTCAGGTTTGTATTACCTGAAACATTAAAAATTGATGTCGTTGTTCCTGTCGGTGTTAGTATGCTGTAGCAATCACAGAAGAATCCAGCCTTGCCAGTAGCATGCTGGGTTAGTGATGCAGTCGCATAGTTAATGTCAGACGATGTAACTGCGGCAATCATAACTGAGCCATCAATTGACTCAAGATTGCTAATAGTGTCATTTTTTCTACTTGTTAGAAAAATTAACGAATCAGCCGCAGTCGTTGCACTGTAAAGCGTGCAAAGCGACAGAATCTTGTCTCCAGTAAATGTGCGGTGAGAGTGCCAGGCTGTGACTGAATTTTCGCGATCATAGGTAAATCCACTCCATGAACCATCAGCATGGACAAGCCACAAGATAGGGTCAGGCGACTGTGAATAAGCCATGTATTGCACAGGTGATCTACTTGGTATGTGCTCCGCTAGAAGCGTCATATCTGGCGCAGAATAGCCATCCTTCTCAAAGACATAAGCAAACTCACGCAAACGGTCGTCCCGCGTAAGCCAGAGCAGGGAATCGCCAGAAAGCACCGGCTGGAGATTCGACGAGCCATATCGGCTCCACCTGCGGAGGCGGACGTTGGACGGAGTCAATGCCGAATCGGTATCGCCGGTGTCCATCGTCCACTCTTCACCGCTCGTGCCGATGACCATTGTGCGTTTAAATGACGCTAGCCATTGAATCTCGTTTGTCTGAGTTGCTGCGAGAGTGACATCAAGGCCAGACGTATCAAATGCGCCTGGTAAGAAAGTATAGAAATCGTCAGTTTGGCTTCCCCAAATTCGTGTTGGCTCAGTAGCCGTGGACGCAAAGAATAACCGCTGATCATGGAATGCCAACGTGCGAGGATAGCCACGATCTACTGAGAATGCCGCTTTACGGTAAATAGGGAAACTGATTCCAAGCACTTCATTTGGAATCAATGAATCTGATGCTAGTTTTGGCACTCCAATAAATTGCCACGGGACAAATGCTGAATAGCTATTTATCAGGAATGGGACGTTTAGAATGCCACTTAGAGGCTCAATGGTCATCTGCGCGAGGCTAGACGCTGCGGTCGCGCGAATTGTGACTGCGCGATACCAAGCACCAGTGTTTGGAGCCTTTCCAGTGTAAACAATAGAACCTTCTTGAAGGTGATTGATATACCACTCGCGCACGCTTGAGTAGTTGACTTGATCAAACGATTCTTCAATGCGGACTACTGTTCCAACAGGCGCGGATCCACTTGTCCAAGTTGTCCTAAAAATGTATTCGTCTTGAATGAATACGGATGAACTTGTGATTGTTGCAAGCGAAGCACTTCCCATTAATTCATTGGCAAATCTCTTGATCGATGTTGGCGACAATAACCAATTTGCTCCAATTTCGTTGGCACTAAACACGGTGCTGGAACTGCTGATAAGCCTGTAATCAGTAATTTGTAGACCAGTGCTTTTGTATTTTACCAAGACCCATGTCGGCGCAGTTCCATCAGGAGCGTTTGTTGCGCTTGCCGCTACATTAGAAGTGGACACATAATTGCTTGCTTTGTATTCAACAATCACGCCAACAGGATATGTCGCGCCAATATTCCATGACGAACTGTATGTAGCCTCAGTCCAATCTGCTATTTTAAATATACCACCAGTTGATGTTGTCGCCGAATTGTAAACAAATGTGCGAAGATATGAAGAATTAGTTTGAACATACCAAGCACCAGTTCCTGCTGTGTAAGTCCCACCTAAAGTAGTAGCATACTGAAGTAAAAATGTATTAACACCATTGACTGTGACCAAACCTTGTCCATTGGCATTTATAGCACCACCAACGCCATAAACTGTCACTGAATCACCAGTGCTCAATCCATGACCGTTTGATGTTATTTGAACAAATCCTGTAACTAATGATGCTCCTGTAATTGCTTTGATAATTGGTAAAGTGACAATATCACCAAGTGAGTAAGTATCGGCAAAGCCTTGACTCCAATTATCTGCATTGTATTGAATGCGTAGAGTGTCGCCATTCGATGTGGCATCTAAGACAGGCGCGAATTGAAACGGCACATTCTCAAATGTCCATGTGCCAGCACTTGTTCTTGTCAATCTCTTTGGATGCTTTGTCGGACATGTTAAAAACATCACATTATTCAACTGAACAAAGTGCAGTAATGAAATTTCCTCAGCGGTGTAATCAGTAGTTAATGGTGACGGTGAATCTACAGTAAACACACCGGCTGAATACGAATAAATGACAATCGAATTAACTTTAAATCCAATAACATAGTTAACCGTGGTGCTGCGCCTAAATGGAATGATTCGCAAGATATCGGCATAAGTTCCAGCAAGAGTAACTCCAAAGCGCATTCCTGGCCTTTTGAACGCTCCGCCGTAAGACCTAACCATAAAGTTCTCAAGCATGCGGCACCCTGTCGCATACTTCTCGGCATCGGTTCTGCCGTCCATAACAGGCGACATCTCGCCGCCATTAAAGATCGACTTGATTGTTTGAATCTGTGAACTCATAAGGCGTATCCTCCGCGAGAAAGGACAGATTGCGAATCCTCAAACGGAGTGATTCGACGACCTTTGCCTTCGTTGGAATCACGAGACTTCACGGGTGGTGCTGCTGCCTTCAGGAAGTATTGGTGAAGCTCGGTAGCCCTGCCGCTACTGCCGGCGGTATCGGAGGCGATGTAAGACGCAAGCAAATAGCTGAATGCAGTCACGAAGTCGGCTGGGTATTTCGTGATGTCGGTGATGCGCTGAATGTATTTAAGGTTGATCGTTTCGTCATCGCAAAGGATCACTCCTTTTTCGAGCAGGAAGTCTGAGCCATCATCCTCATTCTGTCCACCGTCGGCATTGATTGAGATAGGACGCAAGCAGTCGGTCGGCGGTGTGTGCTGGAAGTCGTAAGCGAACTGAGGGATGCCAACGGCTTTGCCTGTGTCGTTGGTGTAAGTGCCAGCAAAGATTGAGCCGTCGAGCGTGTAGTTGTTGGCATCAATGCGTGTGATATACCACTGACCATTGGCAACGGTTACGCCGACAACGTCCTTAATGTAAACACGATCACCAGTGACGTAGCCATGACTCGTGAACGTGATTTTGATTAGACCACCTTGATTGGTAACTGCTGCGCCGGCGAGAGTTTGATAGGTGATCGTCTGCCGCTTGCGATTAGTGGCAAAATTCCATGGGTGCATTCGCAGCGTCTCATCAAGTGCGGTGTAAACAGGCGTTCCAGCTTCGGGATTCCACCACTTACGGATGCTCGCAGCTTGCTGAGTGCTGTCTGTTGATAGTGCTGCCAATGCTCGTCCACCAAGGTGGGCAATTGCCAGATTTGCGATCTCGGTTGCTGTTGCTGCCATAGTAGTGGGATAATACACAAAAAGCGGAGAAGTGCAACAGCACCGCTCCGCTCTTTGGTTAGTTTAGGATTAACCTAGAGTGTAGGTGATCGTCCAGAGCTGCGTGTGGGAAGCTGCAGTACCAGTTAAAGTTCCCCAAGTTACATAAACCCAAGCAGGCGCTGTTAGTGTCACTGGAGCTGTATTAGCGGTTCCAGGGAATCCGTGAAACTGTTTAGCTCCAGCAGCGTTTCCAAGTGCAATATTATCTGCATAGGCAGCAGCCGCGCCAGTTCCGTCATCGTAGATGTAACCTACATCTCCAGTCAATGCGGTGGCCGCAGCAATGCCGTGATCAACAGAGCAACTGTTTGCAATTACTCGCGCACCTTTTGGAAGGCGGACAAGGTAAAGAGGATCGGCAAGGGCGGCGGTGTAAGCTGTGCGAGTTACCTGCACAGTATGAACATTGCCACCGTTAAGTGGCAGTGTTGGACGTTCGGAGCCGTCAGAAAGAGCGGCAAGTTGGTCAGTTGCGAATGTGGTGTATACGTTAGCCATAAGGGTATTTTATTGAGTGTTGAGCTTTAGTGAGGTTTAGATTGCTGGGAGCGGGTAAGTTTTATTAGTGAGTGCGTTAATTGCAGTAACCACATCAGTGACTGGTGTAGTTGATGCGACGGAAATCTGCCGAATGAAGCGGCGAAGAGCGACAACGTTAGTATCGTCAATCACAAGGTCATCATCCGTCTCAGTCTCCAGAGTTGTATTCTGCATTGTGTTGCGACCAGGAGTAATCCTGACTTGGTATGTAATGCGTTCAGCCATATTGGTAGATTTAGAAAGAGGCGGTTTTTACACCGCCTCTCTCAGTTCAGATTAGGGAGTTTCGTCAGCGTAGATACGAACCACTTTTTCGTTCTCAGTGCGAACTGCACCGAGCATCATTGTGGAACGGATCTGAAGGGCGTGGCGGCGGGTAGGCAGAATGTCCATCTGCACCTTGCGGTCGGACATTGCGAACTTGATTGCACTCTTGTGAAAGGCAAACACGGAGCGGATGTCAGCGACCGAGGAAACGGTGCCGATTGGCAAGCGCTGCGAGGACAAAAACTTGAAACCGAGGAAGGTGTCAAGTTGACCAGACACAAGAGCTTTGACGCTGCTGTAGTCTTCGCTGGTCACTTCCGTAGTGCGGAGGAGATCTTGAATCTGTTGAGCGCCACAAACGATCATGCGATCAGAGTTTGGAACTTCAGCCAGATCCATCAGGTATTTAGCCCGACGAAGTTTGCCAATGGTAAGACCGCTTTGTGCGCTTGTGCCGTTTTCCACATAGCTTGATGCAATGGAATAGCTAGCGTTAAACGAATCAGATGTCGTGCCGTCTTCACCGATAAAGCGAGTAGCGTCAAAGGCGGAGATGATTACGTCATCGATTGCACGGTTGAATGCCATCGCATGGGATTGAACTTCGTCGCTCGTTGGAAGAACGATAGAACCGAGGAAGTGCTTGTCGAACTCGTCGAACACGGTGACCTTTTCCTTCGGACGCTGGGTAAGCCAGTATTTGCTACCATCGAACTCACCGTCTGGAGTGTCACCTTTACGGGTGAGAACGTCCTGAGCTTCGGAGTCGTTGATAAGGTTGAAGGATTTCTTTTTGCCTGTGAAGTCGGCGCGGGTGACCGATGCAAGCAGACGGGAATCCATCTGTTGGAGTGCCTGAGAGAATGAGCGTTCAAACTCAATTGGGTAGAATGTATCAATGGTAGCCATAATTGTGGTGAAATGAGGTAAGGTTGGATGACCTGCTCAGAGTGAACAGTGTCGGAAGTTGCTTGCTTCCAGTGCTCCTTGGTTGCCTTCAGTGAAGACCTCGTAGACCGGCTACCAGCTTGTCTATTGCTAGGGCTGATGGCGAATATTCTCATAAATGATAACCAATGCAAGAACTTTTCTCAATTTTGATAATCGTGACTCACGATAAATGGCTGATTTTCGTGAGCTAGCCTAGTTTACTGAGCAGTAAAAAGGGCCAGGCCCATTAAGACCTGACCCTTGCTCATGTTGAGGACACTTGAGCTAGTGCAGAAACGCCGACACAACTCGGCACCTCAAATTTCTAGGAAGTAGCGGCAGCAAACAATCTCTGAAGCTGGGTTAATGCAGCTTCTTGTTTCTCGGCACCGTTCTTGCCCTGGTAGTCGTCGCCTTTGCGAATGCGTTCGGCTTGCTCTTGATAAGTAGCGGTAGCATTGTCACTGCTAATCAAGCCGGTATCTTCACGCAGAAACTTATCAATCGCCAATGAGGCGCGGATAAATTCAGGATCGTTTGCGAGCTTGCTACTCTTGATGTCAATGCCGACCGCTAGCGCACCACGAGCCGCGCGTTGCCAGTTGTTTGGCGCATCTACGCCCCACTCTGTGTTCATACTGTCGATCACGCCTTGAATCTGCTGCGCTTCCATTTCGGCCGACTTGGCAATCATGCCGCCTAGGTTCTCATTGCTGACATCAATCAGCTTATGCAGAGCCTCTGGTGGAATGCCATACTCTGCCGCGATTGTCGCCGCTTTAGTAGCAGCATCAGAGTTCCAGACCATGCCTTCTGGCAAGTTGTCTGGTGCCTGAAGCCCGTAGTCTTCTGGCTTCTCAGGAGCGCCGGTGATTTTCCGCACCTCAGCTCGGTAAGCGGCGATCTGTTCTGGCGTTGCCTTCTCGCCAGGAATCTTAATCTCGCGCTTTTCGGAAAATGCCTTCTCAAGCGACTGATAAGATGCGCCGAGTTGATCGACCTTCGGCTCGCCTTTGGCTTCATCCCAGAACTTGGCTGGAATGTAATCAGGACGAGTGACCGCTGATGGCGCAATGTCTGGCGTTGCCGGCGTTGGTGTGATCTGCGTGTTGAGCGCAGTCGTTTCTGTGGATTGTGTTGTTGTTTCCATGATGTTTATTTGACGTTGATTGCTTTCCAATGATTGAATTCACTTGGCCCGTAGGTATTCACGAATCGCATCTGGAATTGCTGTGGATTTTCCCAGTAGTTACCGAATGCGCTGGTGTCCCAACGTGATGGAGGCGGCGGCAGTTGAACTGACAAGGATTCCTTGACGGTTGGTTCTTCGACTGCTGGTTCTTCGGCTGGTTCCTCTTGTAGGGATCCAGTAATAACCACCTTTAGGTTTGGATTATCTGCGGCATCTCGGATTTGCCCGATGATTCTGCCGCTGATTTTTTCGGATGCGTAGATGCCATCGTCGAGGATGCGACCGATAAGCTCGCCATCTCGAAACACTTCGTTGTTTTCTGTGATGTTGATCATAGTTGTTCTGTTGGTTTCTCTGGTTTCTCGTCGTAACGGGAAAGGTATGTGTCGAGTAGCCATCTGACGTGCGCTTTGCTGCCATCAGATAACCCTGCCTTGATTGCATCGGTGCCGCTTGATTGGGTGAATACGGTAGCGAACACGCCTCCGCACGTTTGGTTCATCCACCTGAACACAAGTTGGAAATCTTCGTTGTTAAACAGGCGAAGAACCGCACCAATCAGCGATGGTTTCTCGTCTTCTCGCAGTGGAGCCAGCAGTTGTGTTATAGGTGCTTCCATTTGGTTTTGATCACATCATTGATTGGGCAACCTCTTTGGCTTTATCGACTCCGCCAATGTCCTTCACGGCACCGGCTACCTGTTGCGCCATCATCATCTGCTGCTGCATTTGCTGCGCCTGAGCGCGACCTTGACGAATCGCATCGACTTCTTCTTGTGGGCGAAGGAATGACGGATCGACACCGGCAAGTCTTGAGCTTTCACGGATGAACCAGGATGGATTGACTTCATCAACGACTTCAGGGAATACCTGCGCCAGTGATGCGATCTTCTGAACCATTGTGTCAGCAGCACGCAGAGACAGACCACGCAGCGCCAATGCTAATCGATTAGTCATCGTGATGACTGGATTGGGAACCTGCACGAGGTTTGGCCCGATCTGCTGAACCGCTTCACTCGGTGGAGGCGGAAGCATGCCATTCTCGGCCCACGATTCAAACAGGCGAATCATCATCGGCTGGATCGTGTCAGTGGTATCGCGATCAAATGCAGGACTGATAGCGTCGAGCTTCTCACCTGCTAGTTGGCCAGCTTCAAATGCAGTCATCTCGCGATTGTTCGCGGCGTTCATTGAAAACATCTGGAACATGTCGAGATGGCACCGGCGGCGGATCATCTCTTGGCGCATCTTGACACGCTCCAATGCCATTGACCAGTCGCCACTGACGTTCAAAGGATAGATGGAATCGGGATTTAGACCTGCGCCGTAGTAGTTCATCGCACGAGCAGATGTCTTCAGCGTGCCTTCAAACGTGTCTGGCACCATCATCGGTGGAAACACGGTCTTCTCGGCGTAAACATCCATCATCTTCTGCATGAAGTTAAGCTGCCGTGATTCAGGAAGGATTGAAAAGCCTGGCCCGTAGCCCCACATATCGCTAACGTCGAGCGCATCCCATTTCAGGAAACGTCCAACATGGAATGGGAACGAGTCGAAACCGCTTTCTTGAACGATCTTCTGGCTTTGCTTCTCGACGTATGCAGAGACAAATGCCTTCTTTTTGCCTGCTGCCATTCCCATGTCGTTGCCACGCTCACTAACAGGTCGAGGCTCAACGATGTGAATGAACGTAAACTTCTTGTCTGCGTTATTGTCTAGCGCCTCTTTAACTACCACTGGCAATTCATCCCTGCCAAACTTACCTTCAGCCTGTCGAGCAGTCAGCTCAAACTCACGCATGACGCAATTTGCCGCGCCATTGTGATCGGTGTCGAACACATACGAACCGATCTTGATTTTCTCAAATCGGGTCTGGTTGTCTGGCGTTACTTGCGAGAATAAACATGACGTTCCGAATCCCCAAAGATCGAATAGAGATTCGTGCCTTTCGGCGTAGAAGTTACTGTTGGCGATGTATTCCGACGAGAGCATTGAACACTCGCGAAGCCAGTTCTTGACCGCATCATTGTTGCGAAACTTAAGGATAGGCGTGAACTCCATCCACGGCTGGGTCTTGTCGGTAGTCCATGCCATATAGCCAGCAACCGCACGTTCAATGGCATCCATGCCGGTGATGTCGTAGAGGCGAGCGTCACGCTGATTTGCCGGCGTGTAATCCTTTTGAGTGATTCCAGCTTTGCGCGTGAAGATATGCTCCGCGATCTCTTGCCAGGCTGTGTCCCAAATAGCACGAGCGTCTCTAAGCGTGTTGTAACGCTTAAGCCATCCAGCAGTGCGGTCGTTGCCTTCGGTGTATTCGCTCATTGCGCGGTTTCTTGTGTGGCTGCACTGATTTTACCTCTAACCTTATCCATTGCTGTTAGCATTGGCGGCCTTGGCTTAGCGTAGGCTTGAATCGGCGCGGACATTTTAGGAGTAGCCATAGGCCCAGTGCCTGCACCAAGTGAAGTCTGAGCACCAAGCATGGCACTCTGCGGTGTAATGGTAGAGCGCAACCCTTGGCGACGACCTGCTGCCATCAGAGCCTGTTCACCTTGAGCCATGTCGGCGCGAACTGGTGCCGGTGGCGGCGGCGGCATTTTGGGTTCTTTTGCTTTACCACCCACAGGTTCCTCCTTTGTGAATTCTCATTTCTGATAATCATATCAAATCTGAGAAAGCGCAAGGATTACTTTTTGCGGTAGATTCGGCGCAGTCTTTGGTAGTCAATCCAGTGGATTTCTCCGTTATGCTCTCGACAGAATCCCAGCCATTGACGTGTCTCTTTGCGTGGGTCGATATCCAGAAACTCTGATATATTGCCTACGGCAAGCGTGATAAAAATCGCTTCTTGCTGGCAATTCTCACCAAACTCGCGCACGGCATCAACGGCCAAGATGAAACAGTCTGGCGAGCTGTAGACGTAGCTTGAGTCATCTAAGTGCTCTAACAGAGTCCGAGTGAAATCCATGCCTAGCTCGGCGGCCAAGAGTGCTGCTTGTTTTTGCGGTGTCATCGTGGTAAACTGTGTATAATTGCGAGCTTCAATTGCACTTGCGAGTTTGAGCCGGCTTGCCGTTGGTCACCCGATAGACTCGCACAGCAGTCACCGAGCACTTTAAGATTCGGGCAAGATCGTGATTATTGTAAGTCATCCAAGCTCTATCGCCAATCTGCGGCAGTTTTGCTTTGAGCACAGAGCGTTTAGCTTTGTCAGGCGCTCGCGGTAATCCTCTTGCCCGTCGAGCAGTCCGCACTGTCTTGTCGCAGCATCCTAATTGCATGGCAATTGCTTCGTTGGTCTGATCCCAATTAGTTATGCCGCTGAAGTCGATTTTGTTGTGTTTCATGATGAGGCTAACGATATGCTCCGCAAAGGTAAGCGGCAGCAATCAATATTAAGCAGATCCAAAAAGGTAATTCATCTGGACAATGTGGAGAAACTACGGCGTAAATAACGCATAAAAATAAGAAAAGTAAGTCGAGCATGATGATTATGTTTGCTGCCACTCTTGTCGGCGCTTCGGCCCTTCGGGTGAGCTGTAACCTGCGATGAGTCCAAGTCGATCCGCCTCGGCCATTGTCCTAACGCCATCGGCAACGTGAGAAGCCCATGTGTGCAGCGGCACATTGCGGACAATACCAGAGCTTGAATCGGGTGCCATCTCGTATGATTTGAGTCCTTTGACGCCAGTCTCGCAAGCAGGCAGCCTGAACTCAAAAGTCGGCATGAGTCCCATAACGTAATCAATGCCCTGCCAAACGTCAGGAATTACGGGAACAATGACCATGTTTGTGAAACCTGCAGCTCTTGCATCTGACTCAAACGTGACGCCGTTGCGCTGAGTTTGCTTGGCATCGTGCGGAAGGTAGTGCTTGCCGTAGCTGTAGCCTTTGGCTTGCATATGAGCAAAACGCTCTGTCACGGTTAGCGGTAGGCCGATGTCGCAATCGATCCACCTGAAATGCCCGAATGCCGAACGCTGCCCATACCAAACGGTTGTATTGCGTGGTCCGCCGAGATCCCAGAATGTGTGAACAGGCGATCTGCCATCAATCGGAAACTCGCCAATTCTGCCCTCGGCTGCTGCTGCGGTCATGTAGCGGCCATAGATGGCGCTCTCGTTCGCGATGTTGAAATCACAGTAAAACTCTTGTCGAATCAAAGCTTCGGACATTCCTGATCTGCGCTCCTCATCAATGTCCTCAAGCGAAATGGCTCCCGTGTCTTCTACGCTGAGCACCTGCGTAAACCAAGTCGGGTTAGACTTTACGGTCTTGAGCAAATCGAAGAAATGATTTTCGCCCCTCGGAGTGCCGTTGAACCATGCAAAACCTCCGTTTTCTGCTAAGATCGGACGAGTGTAATCCCACGCCAATGGGTTCTGGTTTTGGTATTCGCTGAACACAACGCCGTAGTAGTTACCGCCGACCACGTCGAGGTTGTCAGTGCCTAGGATCTGGATCGTGGAGCCGTTAATAAGCTCAATACGCATGTCAGTTTGATTCGGCGGCTTCGCGAGCAGTTCCTTCGGGATGTGATCAATTACGCGCATTCCGTTGGTCACGTCTACGTTCATCCATAAAGCTTTCCTGCCTAGCGCAGCTGTAGGAAAATAATACGCCAGATTGCATGGCTTCTCTACTGCTTTGGTGATCAATCGGTTAAAGCATAATTTGTCTTTGCCGGCGCGGCGATGGAACACCATCAGGCAACGCTTGTGCGAGTCCATGCCTCTCCACATATCGCGCTGGTAATCTCGCGGTTTAAACCTGTGCGGTAATTCGATTGTCATTCTTTGCGGATGATGATTTCCATTGTTCCATCAGTCTCAATTTTGTCAGGCTCATTCCAGCCATGCATTCGACCTAGCAGTTCAGCTGCACGCAATTGCTGTGGATCGGCTTCAATCGCACCATCAACAACGTCCCAAATAAACTTCACAAGATCCTCTTTTTTTCGTTCAGTTTTCTCAGCTAGCCCAGAGCGAATCTCCGCAATGCGTTCCTTCATACCATGAATTACCATGAACTCAGCAGCGTGAGTGTCGGCATCTTTAGTTTTGCCAGTAGCCTGTCGCCACGCTTCGGAAGCATTTCCACAAATGCAGAAATTCTGTGCAAACTGTTCATGTTTAATGTTTTTCAGCGCAGGCATAATTTCGGTAATGGCATCCAATATTTTAGTTCGTCCATCGTAGCTTGTTCATTCTCAAACCAATAGTCGATTTTTTCATCTACCATTGACTGAGCGTTCAGAGATACGGTCACCCATTTCTCATCGTAACTGTTCCAGACTGCGACTAACGGCCACGGGTAGCCAAAGTCTCCGAGAATCATTATCCCATCTTTGGGAGCGGTTTCAGATGTTTTCCATTTCATACGGGTATCTCCTTAAACGTAAATGTCGGCCCAGAAAAAGCAAGTGGCAGTGTCCAGTGCCGTGAGCCACCTCGGTTTTTGTCGCAGAATAGGTTACGCAGCGTGTCATCGGTGCCATCGCCGGTCTTGTTTTCCACCTTTGAAATCATAAACACACCGTCCGCATCCTGGCCAATTGCTCTCGACTCGCGGAGTTTTCCAGCATCGTTGAGCTGGGACGCTGTAAGGATGTGGGTGCCAGTGCGTTTAGCGACCTGCTTCATGCGCCGTGAGATGCGTGCGATGATCTCCTCCCTTGTCGCTCCCTTTCGACCTTCGTCTTCCATGAGTTGCAGGTAGTCCACCACTGCCACATCATAGCCTCCATGCTCAATGTCTGAAAGGATGTCAGATGCGCTCGCGGTATCGGTATTGACTAGATCGCAACCAAGCTCCGAAAGCTGCCTGATTGACCGTAAAAGCATCTCCTGCTGTGCTCGGCTTATAAGACCGCTGTAAAGCGCTCCGTTATCGACTCCGCTGTCCTCACACAGGAGACGCATTGTCTGCTCCGTATTGGGCATTTCCAGCGAATACCAAGCCACTCTAGCGCCGGCAACTAGTGCGTTTCTCGCGCAATTCTGCATTATCGCAGATTTTCCATCACTCGGAAGTCCTGCGAACACTGTCACCCTGCCCTTTTGGAGTCCGCCGCATTTGGCATCAATCGTTGGGAAGCCAGTTGTAAAACCAGGTATCGCTCCGCCACGTTTCATTCGCTCCTCAATTTCGTCCATCGTTTGAGCTATAGCATCTTTGATCGTGATGCGTGCCAACTTGCGAACCACGGTATTCTCGACTGCATCCATAGCCTCTTGCGCTTTGGCGATGGCATTGGCAATCGGTAACGACTCATCTGCAAATGCTGCCAGTGCTTTTTGGTGAGCTTCGATGTTTCGGCGTGCGAGGTATTTATCCTCAACAATGCTTTTGTATTGAGGGTAATTACTGGCATGCGGGACAAAGCAATAAAGCTCGGAGATGTAAGCGGCTCCACCGACTGCATCCAACTCACCCTTGTTGCGGAAATGCTGAGTAAGTAGCGGTGCATCAATCGGTGAACCTGTATCGTAAAGCGTTACAAGTCCGGTGAAGATTTTCTTGTGAGCATCAGAGTGAAATGCGGAGACGTTGAGCGTGTTTCGAGCATCTCCAATGCGGTTAACAGGGTCTTGTAAGAAGCAGGAGAGCAGAGAGCTTTCGGCTTCGTTGGAATGAGGTAAGGTTAGCATACAGATACCCACCTTCCGTTTACTGGGCCTAATTGTATTCCACCTGTAACGCTAGGCATTGGCTGTTTAGCAACAATGGCAATCGGTTTGTCTGCTGCTGCTTTGCCTAACCAGTTGAGAAAGAATCGACGTGATGGCGCTTTGTGATTCTTGATGCACCATGCACAAGCTTTCGAGTATTCCACATCAACATTGATCCCTTGATTGTTTGGATCAGTCTTGAGTGATGCCATCCACTCTTCGTCTGACATTTCAACTTTGACCTTTTTCTTAGAGTCTATAGAACTCTTACTGGCTAATGGTTTATGGTTATTGGTTATTGGTTTATGGTTGGTTGACGTTCCGTTGACGTTCTGTTGCAACGGTAATTCAACGACCGTTGAACACTCGTTGAACGCCTGTTGACTATTTGTAACGCTAATGCGCTTGGCCGCTGATGCCTTTCCAGCCTTGCTTGCTTGTTCACGTTGAGCCTGATATGACTCCAACTCACGCTCAATTCGATTGTGAATGAGTAGCCCTTCCTGTTCTTTAAAGAATAAACGCGCTACTGATGAAACTGCATCGCGTTCAGCTTTGGAATTTGCTCGCACTATGCGGCAAAGCATTGCGTGATCAGCAGGAAGTCGCCGCTCGGTCGAGTAGTAGGAGTCCATTAGCAAACGATAAACGCCATGTTCAACGATGCTTAAATGGGCTGTGTCGCGGTTATAATCGCCAACATGATGAGAGTAGTAGTGCATTACTTTGCTCCTTTCTTTGAGTTACAACTTTTGCATAAGGTTTGAAGGTTACTAGGCCTATTGTCGCCGTGACGTTTCACAGGAATAATATGATCAATGCAAAGCTTTTCATTGCTGCCACAATTTTTGCATTTTAATCCGTCTCTTTGAAAAATAAGACGCCTTAAAGACAAGGCGGAAATGGCAACATTGGCTTTCTTTCTTCTGACAAGATATGTTTTTTCTATTGCATCTAAAGCATCCGCCATGAGGCGAGCTGTCTTGTTTTTTTGAGAATACAGAATCTCTAATTGCTCAAGAGTTTTACTGATCTCAGCATCTACTTCACGACATGCAAAATTTGCGCGTGTAATAGCTAAATCCAACTCTGGCAAATGCTCATCAAATTTTTCTATTTTATAGATTTGAGAATGTAAATCTGCGCGTGTTAGTCTTAAATTTTCTTTATTCATAAACAAGGCGCCCCAGTATTCCGAGGATTGGAAACCGTATTGCGCGGCGTCCTCGAAAGCTGGGGCGTTTTATTTCGTTGTTCATGTTGCAATAATTTATCCAGCCGTTTCCACGCGGCTGCCTTGCGGCAATGGATGCTATTAGGCAGTAACTGCCAAGCAAGTGGTTTTTAGCGATGGGTGATTGATGATGTGAGACATCGTTCCTTTTGAGCTTATGCCAAAATGTGTCATCGCTGCTTTGAAGCCATGCTCTTTGAAGTAAGCATAGACAGCAGGATAATCGTGTTTAATCAAATGCTTTGCAGCATGCTTTGCGTGTTGCAGCCTAGCCTCTGGTGATCTGTCCATCATATTTTGTGACTGCGTTCCAATCGCAATGTTGTCGTAATGATTATTCTGCGAATTGCCATCAAGATGACGACAGACTAATCCTGGCGCATACATTGCCCGTCCGTATTTGTGAAACGCCTGGAGCCGATGCAGGTTAATGTTTCGACGACGAATCTTCGGCCCGAATGAGAATCGATAGTAGCCTTTGTAGAGGTGATATTTCACTGGCTGCCAATTCCAGGTGACCGTCAATCCATCGGTGGAAATTCGGTAGCCCATTTCATAGGCTCGCTCCTCTGACCTAAGTTCTTCGCTCATGATTCCTGTGTGTCGTAGTGCCAATCATCACTGTCCTGCGTCTTCCATTTGGCGTAAGCCTCGCAGTTCCATTCGTCCACGTTCACGCGGTATTCTGGATGCACAGGAAACGGCTTCGTGCAGTGGCTAGGCTCATGCCATTTCAGTCGATTGTTAGGCTGGATCGCAAACTCACCGCAGTCGAGAGCAATAAAGTGACCTGACTTGTGCTCTTCAGGATGGATTGCCAAGCTTAGATCGGCTCCATGAGTATAGTCTGGGCCCCATTGCAGAGTCCAAAGGTAAATGCCTTCGACCCATTTACCGTCTTTAAGGTGAACCGAGACGCGCAGGCCGCTCAAGAAATTAATCTCAACAATGCTGAAATTTGCACTGAACGAGTTCCAAAGCTGGAGATGATGAAACGGATGTTCATGCTCATGCTCGTAATCATGAAGCGCATGGATCGGTAGCTTGTCACGAAGCGCACCGTTTTCTAAGAGCACTTGAAACAAAGCGCATGAGCCTGGTATTGATCTCACCGAAACGGCAACTCCCTTTTCGTATTGGCCTTTGTGAGCCTCATCGTTAGTCATGAACTCACGGCGGACGAGCACTTTCAATGGAGGTATTGATGATTCGTGTAATGGCATCTTATTTCCTGATAGTTGTTTTCATTTTCTCAATCATGATGAGCGCGAGGCTGATGTCTGATTGCATTGATTTTATCTCGGTATTTGCTGCGTTGAGTTGGCTTTCTAAGTGCCTTGCTAAAATCCTCCAGTTGAAATCAGTTCTCACGCAGTGCAGGATAAATTCATCAGTTATTGGTGTGTCGCTCATTTGCATTTGTTGTGTTCGTTGATTGGATAATCCCGCAAAAACTTGGTGGCTTCATCTACCGCATTGACCTCGTTGTCTCGGATCTCGCGGATGAGTTCTTTTGCTGCGTTGAGTTCGCGTTCCAACTCAGCCCCACGTTTGATCATGTGATTTCGCGTAGATTTCTCTGAATCAAGTAAGTTCGTCATGTCGTGCAATGCTAGCACAACCGCGTCATACTCGCGTTTCTCGACGTATTCGACCAATCGGTCCCCGTCCATTTGTAAATAGGTCTTCATGCTGCTTTGTATTTAGATTTTTTGGTGACGACCAGTGGATAGTTGAGATCAAATGCCCACTTCCTCATGTCTTCGATATTGTAGCCGACACGGCGCTGTGCCTTTTCAATTGGGTAACCGTCGAGCATGATTGCATTGGCTCGTTTCAAGATTCTGCGCTTCTCATCGTTGGTTAGACTAGAATGGAGCGCATACTTTTTGCTACTAGTTTTGATTTCAGTTGTGTTCATTGTTTGTTGGATATCAGAAAGGAATCTCGGAATTGTCTTCGATGTCCTGGGCTTGTGGTTGTGCGCGCTGGATGCTGCGAGTCGTTTGCTGCGGCGGTGGAGCCTTTTGGCCGATGCGTTTACCGTTGCCGATGTAGGGCATCTTCACGCCAGCATCGCGATCCTCTTTGGTGCAGTCCTGCTTGACCGAGTAGTCATTGCCATAGGTGTCTGGCGACTCGTTCTCGTAGACCACAAGGTCGAGGTAAGTTCCTTTTGCGCCTTTGTATAAACGGGATTTATCAATCTTGGTTACATCTAGTTTGATTTTGATCATAGCTTTCTTTTCTTTAGTTTGGTTTTTGGTGTTGCTGCTGCGTTAAACAATGTCGTCACAACGTCAGGAGGGATGCAGTGCATTGAGCTACCGCATAACCAATTAACGATCTGGGACATTGGAATTTTTGATGCCTCGGCTAGGCGCTTGAGAGTGATCTCATTCCGCTTCATCTCGGCCTTGATTAGCCCAGCTAAAGAGCGAGACAAATTGTCCGCCTCTACTGTCTGCTGCTTAGCCGTTGCCCGTGATTTGGCTAATGCTCGGCGCATGGTTTGGATCTCGTTCATTCTTTTGTAATGGTAATTTCTACTCTCGGACGCTTTGCATCCTTATCGAACACTGGACGCTCAGGCCAGAGTGCTCGGTCATTGACGATGATGCCAGCGTCTGCGATGCCATCCTCTGCTGCTTTAAGCGATGCCATGAAGTTGGATGGATCGGGAAAAGCTTTGGTCTTGAAAAAGGCTTTCGCGTTTAGCTTGGCCTTCTCCCAGCAAGGTCTGGATTCTTTAGCATTAAATAACGCGACCAATGATGCCGCATGAGCATGCCGTCTATAGCGGCTAACACACTTTGCTTTCACCGCCCAGTGGCACCGAGCGTTTGGCGATAATATTCGCGGCGGCAGGTCGATGACGATTGTGATGGAGTTCATGAGTTCTCCTTTATGTATTTCTGAAGCGCAGCGATTAGCTCTTGCTCAAAAGTAAAATTCATGTTGTCGCAACAGTATTCGATAATGCCTTCAATAAGTCCGGTCGTGCCGTGTTGCCTTTGCACTTCGTGCATTGTCTCAACAAAATCGACGGTAACGCTCACTTCAATATTGAGTTTATTCATGGCTTCACCTCCCGCGCTTTGAGCATGGCGTCTGCAAATACGTAGGCTGTAAGTGAGTCACTAGTGATACCCGCGTCAGGTCTTTGTAAGCTAACCAATCCAACTAAAGCCTGACCTGCGAACCAGTCGCGAAGGGTCATGCCTGTAAATTTGCGAAAGTCTATGACTTCTCCGTTGCATCGAATTTGCTCTTCGCAGGGAAACGCTGGGCCTCCGTCATTGATTTGTGGTGTGTTCATGATTCTAGTTGGTTATTCTTTACGATCTCAAAGCTTCCTTTGCTGGTTTCGGTAGCGCCATGCAGCACCTCGTCGACCAGGTTATCAAGTGCCTTGCCTTTAGCGTTTGTGCTCTGTTTGATCAGAGTCTTGACGGCACCGAGAGGGATAGAGCATTCGGCCGCGAACGCATCGCCAGTGACACCGTGCGTTGATAGCCGGCTAAATACGGTGGTGACATCTGACACGCTCCGGCGACCTTTGCGCTCGCGCAGAGAGTAGCCATCAATCTCACCTGCTGCAATGCGCCGACGAAGTTCCAAGTCATGCGCGACAAGGAACCACTCCATGAATTTACGGCCTCCTTCTTGAATGCGGATCAGCATCTCGTTAGACATGGATGTGTGATCACCCATGCGAGCAAAAATCTGAGCCTTAACCTGCTCGTCTGTGCCTGAGATCGTGTCTGGAACGATGGCATCTGTAACTGACAACGCAGCGGCCTGAAACGCAGGGCAGTGCATCTTTGCTTTGCACCATTTGCAGTGATTGCCGGCCACCGCATCTGCTGCTGTAGCCTGCTCTGCCGTGTTGAGTGTGCTGATTAGTTTAGCCTCAGCTTGGCGCAGCGTCTCAAGGTCGTATTGCGCGACCGTAGGTTTACCTGCCCAAGGCTGAACGATTGCAACGGTTGCCGAGGTAATCGGTCGATAGAGCGACACGAGCGCAGCCAGAGCCATGAGCTGGTGGTTATCGACCGCATCAGCGGTATCACCTCGACCCGTCTTATAGTCGATGATTAGCGCATGACTGTCTTCAATAACAATAAGATCGGCTTGACCAGTAAAACGCAGCGATTGCTGGGCTTTGTTGCTGACAACTACAGCCCGACCAAAATGTGTTAGGCCAAGCCGCACTTCTGTCAGCATTTCGGTTAAGAACACCTCGTTATCAATGTGCCTATCAATCAACGCATCAGCTTGGGCTTTGCACATATCGTGCGTCTGCTCCTCGTCGCTTGATAGCGTGCTAATATCAGCCTCGCCAGCCAGCACCGCATGGATGCGTGTTCCTGATGCCGCTGCTGCGCTCTCGGTGTCTGCAATGCCTAGTGCCATCTGATGGCTCGGAGGACATTCAACAAGGCGCTCAAATGCGCTTGCTGATGGTAATCCGTAACGTGGGTCAGTAGTCATATTATTTTGATCCTTTCTTTGCGAGTTCAGCCAATGGGACAAAGTTAGTATTCAAAAATGTCAGCAGCTCTTGGCTAGCTTCTTCGATTGGGTAGTATTCCTGACCACCTTCACCGTTAGCCTGGAGAGTTTCCAGCATTGTTGACCATTTAATGCCAGCATCATCAAGCTGGGAAGCTATCTGTTCGGGCAATGGTTTAGCGGATTCTTCAGCCTCAAGGCGAGCGATCTCAGATTTGAAATAAGTTGTTGGCGGAATATCTTTCAATTCTTCCTGCTTCGGCTTATCAACAAACAGCTTGCTGGCGCGTGCTGGCGTTACATCACGCACAGCAACGTCCTGAGCTTCATCTGCGGTCATCATACCCAGAGTAATGTCTGGCGCATAGAGCCTAGCAAAGAATGCGGCGCTGCGATATCTTAGCATGAGTTCTGGCATCGTGATCCATTTGCTGCCTGACTTAGTGCTCCAGCCCTCGGCCTTAGCCATTGCAAGCGTGATCTTCGGCCCCTCTAACACAGAACCGTCATCTTTGCTCTTAGCCCATGCAATGCATGAGCGGTCAGCGGTGCCCTCGGTGCCTTCCATCTTGAACTGAAGAGGTTCAAATCGGCCTGACGAATTAACCATTGCGATCAGGAATGTCGCTCTAAAGCTGGGGCGACCGTGGATGACGTCCACATTTTGAATTGTCATGAACGGATCGGTGCCGAGACGTTTGGCGATGTTGATGGCAATCGCGCAGTTGGCGATATTGCCTTGGAAGTCTTTAGGCACCAGAGTGCTTGCGGAAAACATCTTAGCTTGGCGCTGTAGCATATCGAATGCTGCTGCTTCGCGTTGAATTTGGGTGTCGGTAGATGTGATGATTTCTGTGCTCATTGTCGTTGTGTGTTGTGTTTAGAGGAAGCTAAGGCAGATAAATAGGAGACCGAGCAGGATGCCGCCTGCTATGGCCGAAAGGATGAGGTGGAAGTTGGCTTTGATGGCTTGCTTTTCAGCGGCAAGCCTGCGCTGGCGTGGAGTTGTGTCACGGCTTGTGTAAAATTGACGGTGCTCGTATTTCATTATTCGATGATGTTAAGATCGCGTATTGCGCTGTGAACCGTTGACATGGCCGTGTTAGCCTTAATTTTAATCTCGACCTCTTGCGTGTAGTTGATGAGCAAGATGCCTGGTCTATTGCCGAATTCGCTCCACTCGTAGACTCGACTAACATTAATGTAGCAGTCTTCACCCTTCTTAAAGCTAAGAACGCCGCCGTTAGCTATTGTGGTATCGTTTGTTTCGTGCAGCTCAAAGCCGTAGCGCACAATCGCCGAGAAAGTGTTTTCGAACCACTTACGATGCCACAAATTAAGAGTTTGAATCCAAGGTTCGAATTGAGAGATATCTGGAGTAGTCATTGTGATGAAAAATTAATTATTGATAGATGGCAGTCTCAATGCGGGTAATAACTAAGGCGGCAGTATCCAAATCAGGAAAGTCATTCTTGAGTGCACGTGCAGCACCTTTGTATGTCAGCACATATGGACGAATGACGGAATATGTCTTCTCAATATGAGCGTTGTATGACTCGCTGTAGCGAGTAGTGATGATTGTGTTTAGTATCTTCATAGTGGTCGTTGTTATTGTTTGTCTCTGACGCCGCAATCAAAGCACAGTCCTCCCGCACTCGTCAAATTATTTCTTTTTATTTTGTCAAAAAAGTTAATCACCCGTGCCGTTGCACCCATTTTGCAAGCGTGTCGGACAGTCTACAGGTGTCACCGTCATTGTATACGCACGCGCATTTTTCGTGTTCGCAACATATCCAAGTCACGCCGATTTCTCGGTGGACTTGAAGCGTTGCGTCTTTGCGTTTGCGGCATTTAGCAGTCGCACAAAAATGGTCTGCGATGCGGTCGAATTCCGACTTCATAGTTGGTTAGACTATCTTCTGGATGTCGTAGCCTTTAGCCTCCATGCGTGCGCGGACATCAGACAAGGTCATGCCAAACGTCACTTGGAAATGTGGATTTTCTGCAAAGGTCTTCCAGTGTCCTGCCCATTCAATTCCGTTGACCTCTGCAATGCGGCCGATCTCGGAGTAAAGTTTGTCAGCTTCGGCTGGCTTTCGCTCGTCGAGATAAACGCCGTCCTTGAATAGGCCCAGATCAATGGCTAGCCCGTAATTGTGCCATGATGATCCTGGCCGAGCTTTAGTTACAATGCGCCCAGGCTTAGTCCGTCCTTGAGCGTATAGCGCGGCTTGCGCTGACCAAGAACGCAAGCCAGAGATGACCTCAACTTTAACGCCTTTCGGTGTCATGATGCTTTCAACGATGGCTAAAAAACGATCAAGCTTTGCGAGAGCTTTCTTGTTTAAACTGCCAAGGTTTTCAATGGTTCTTTTGCTTCTCATATAGTCGTTTTCTTGCCTCCTCTTCAGCTGCGTAATCGCATTTTATAAACAAAGCAATAAGAGCAAAAGCAAAGAATGAAGTAAGCGCAAAAATAGCACCCAGAGCGATGATGATAATATCCATTTAATAAACTCTCCCATTGATGATTTTGTGATTAAAAACCTCGTAGTTGCCATCGGCCTGCGTTTCCACCCACGCGAACCCGTGGTTCCAGCGATTGACGATTGCATAGTCTGGAGTGAGATCGCACAGGCATCCAGTGCTCCAGCATGATGACAACTTTTTGTTAAGCCCAGTGCTCTCGGTGTGCTCGCTAGTGCGATGCCAGTGACCACAGATCAGAGACTCCTGCACGCGCATCCAAATGCCACGGGCTGGATTGACTGGCGATGACATACCCTGCGGCAGTTCGTGCCCGTGGTAGATTGGGAGATTGCCTAACCGAATGAGTGTCAATGATGGAACGAGTTCGATCTGTAGCTCATCAAATTTGAGCAACACGGGCAATTCAAAGTCAGACACGCCCAACAATACGGGCGCATTCTTCACAAGGAACATCTCCATGCGCGCTTCGTGGTTGCCTATTTTGTAAAGGATACGAGTAGCAGGGAACTGTTTGCGAAGATGAAATAAGAATTGGCGGATCGCATCCAGCTCATCGGCTAAAGATCGGCGCGGGTCTTTATCGTGCCGGCTTACACCGTAGAAGTCGCCAATGTCACCGTTGAGGATGATTACATCAGGCTTCTTTTTCTTGCCGTGATTGATGGCGGCATTAACTGCGACCTCGTCGTGATATGGAATATGAATGTCAGACAGAATCAAGACCTTCAGCGCACCGTCGAGGACGATTGGCTCGCGAGTTTTCGCGTGTGTCTTCGGCATAATGTTTTGTTGCCAGCCAAGAGGCTTAAACATGGATTTGTCAGCAACGTGTGTATTGCCATGCTTGCCTCTTGCGCCCCTAATTTGCCGAACCACTTGCCGAGTATTCTCTAAATCTGCGAAGACCTTTGGCATCTCTTTGTGCATTACCCGTGCAAGCGTGCGGTTCTCCAAGTCTGGAAACCGTTCGATGAATTCTCTGGCGATTTCCGTTTTGGTCATGGTTATTTGCCTCTTCCTATGGTTAGTGCGCGAGTAAATGCCGCTTGCGAATAGAGCTTTTCGCCCGTGCCTTTCCATCGGCCTTCAACGAATTGATATTCCGCGCCTTCAATACTTGTTATTGAGGTCGGAGTGTAGAGAGCCGATGAGTTTATTAATGACCCAGCGTTCACGGTCAAGCTCTTCGATTTGCAAGAGTTCAAGCTCGCGAGCATTGATAGACAGACGAAGAATTTCACGCTCAATTTCATGCAATCGTTGGAAGGGTTTTGATGCGTTGACTGCCAGCCAGACTTTAAGGGCTGACTTGAGGAGTTCGATAATACCAAGTGGTGTCATAAAAATGGCGCAGGGCTAGGACATTGCACCCAGTAGAGGCTACGATTTAGAAGGTCGCTCCTTACCCTGCATTTGGTTATTGACTGTCTTTTGCGGCAAGCAGCCCAAGACCGACAAGAACGCCAGTAACGGCTTCAAGTTCTTCTTTGAATTGCGGGAGCCAAGTTGAGGTGATTACGGCGAGGATGGCAAAGACGCCAACCAGTGAAGTTTTCCAGTTTTTGAGTAGGTAATCTTTCATTTGCGTAGGTTTTTGATTGCTGACAGACATCCTAGGATACCAGCTAAGGTTCCGACTGCAAGTGACGTTAGCTTTAACCACAGCTCAAGCTCCGCCGAACTCGCAATAGTGCTCAAAAAAGCAATGAACGAACCGATGAAAGGATGGATGTGGTTGTGGTTCATTTTGTTAGAGTGGCACGTTTGGAAAGATTGGAAGAGAACAAGTTGCGCTCAAACTCGCTCCACTTGTGGCTACGGTTGTCAGGGTGACAACGTTGCTTGTTCTTGAAGCGGTTAAGCTGGATGCAAAAATGGCCTGAATGTAATTTGTGAAAGAAGCAGCAATATCGACTGCACTAATAACTTCAAATCCTTCACCCGTGAACCATATACTGACATTTGATGGCCCTGCCTCACCAAAGGTGATAGAATACTGAACACCGTTGATTGTTAGGAAAAAGGTGCCATCTGCCACAATTCCCTCACCAAACGTAATCGTCAGCGTAGCAGACGCACCGTCACCACTGCGAAACGCAGAAATGAAAGCGTTTTCAGGCAGATTAAAAGCTGAGTGGAATGCGTTGATAAGAGTTAGATGGTTATGATTTCAATCTTTCGAGCCTCGGTGATAATGTCCAGCTCAACAAGCTTATCTAGTCCAGCGATAACGCGAGGATCATTCGAATAGACTTGTGAAAACCAAGTCGAAATCTCCAACCTTAGAGCAGCTACGGTTGAGTCAGTGCTATTAGCGATGCCAAATGTCTCCTCATCCGTAAACTCAGCCATGAAAGCTTGAGCGTTTGCCCAGATTTTGTAGTCTGGTTTATCGTTGATCTGATAACCGTAAGTCACTGTCTCAGCCACTGTGTCAATCGTCTCAGTAGTCGTGAGATATTGAGTAGCTGGATCGTATGTCGGCTCTGCATCTTGGACGATGTCGAACACCTCGTAGTCTGGGTCAAGACCGACCACAGGCTCGTCGTCATTGCGTGGATAAGGGCAAAGCGTTTGCGTTGGAGTGTAGTAGAGGATTTTAGACATAAAGGTGTGTTATGGTGTGCCCCATTTGGTGCGGAGGTAGGACTCAACGGCTTGGCGGTCTGTGGTGCTGAGTGCGGTTGGAAAGACGAGAATTTCGGCGATGTCGCCTTTGTAA